GACATTGCAATACAAGCAGTTGCAGAAGGTCGACCATCTCGTCTTGGCCTTGAAAGAACTTTGTATGATGCCATTGTAAGAGATTATGAACAAAAGAACGGGCCTATATCAGACAAACCTGTACAAGATCAACGACTTATTATTCAAGACATACAAGCACTAGCAAAAGAAAGAGCAGCACAAGTACCAACTGCTGAAGGTAGAGCAGAAGAAATAGTCGGTGGTCAGTTTGGTGCAGCACGACCAAGACAAGCAGGATCTTTGTATGAAGCACCACCTACACCAAGAGTGATACCAAGAACAATCGATATTACAGATGGCACAGTTGGTGGTAATCTACTAGCAGATCCAGCAAGTGCACAAGATATGGAGTTTCGGGTAGATCTCAATCCATTTATGGAAGGTGACACAGATCTTGGTGGTTTGGCTGCCATTATGGAAAGTATCAAACCACAAACTATCGTCACTGCACCACAAAGACAAATGCAGATAGATGCATTGAAGGTAGAACAGAATGCTTTTGTAAATGAGATGGAAAGACAAGCAAGAGCAAGCACTGAAGCATATGATAGCCTGTCACCTCAGGACAAACAGTCAGCACTAGATAGAGAAATAAGAGAAGCATACAGAGATTTTTACAAATCTGAAGAAGAAAACTTGTACAATGAGATGGTCAATCGTGGTATCAGTGAAGAAGCAGCGAAACAAAGTGCTGCATACAATGCTGCTGTGCGAACAAGAGAACAACTATATCTACTACCAGATGACAATCCAATGTTCTTCATTATCAGAGATGAAATGCAAGATGAGTTTGGTTTTACAGGTGCACTCGGTAAATCAGGATATGCACCATTCGCTATCAAGTCAGAACTAGAAAGACAAGCATTGGACATCGGTGGTAGTTTACTACAAGATCTAGCGACAGAAGAAACACCATTTACAGGTGAGATTACAGAAAGTGTTGGTATGACGATACTAAGAAACATCAACTTGCCATTCAGATTAGTACTCAATCCTGTAGAAGAAGGTGTAGAAAATGTCATAATGGGTGGATCAGTACCGGCACCAGAAGATCAAAAGATACAAGGCTTCTATGATGTCAAGACATACGACTTTACAGAAGATGTGTCAGGTTTCATACCTTCAATCGATGCATATCTAAGAGAAGTTGCTGTTGAAAATGCAAGAGCATATGGTTTGGGTAACGCCTTCGCAAACTACACAAATGTAGAAGCCGGATCAGATGCTTTGTTTGCAGTTGGTACAGTAATGGAAATCATTGCACCTTGGGGTACACTTGCAAAAGGTGCACAAAAAGGTGTCAGTGCTGTAGCACCACTTAACAAGATCGCAAGAACAACAGAACTTGCAGCAGATGCAGCCAATCTAACAAAGGTTGGTAAAGCAGCAGGTGGTAATAACATCTATGAAGTGTTGAAGGCGACAAAACCATCACAAACATTTCCGATTATTAGAAGTTCATACAGTATGAACAACAAGATTGCATATGAAACTGCACGTCAGATCGAAGCAGTTGATGCTGCTAGACAGTTTGCATATTACACAGAAAAAGGTGATAATGCAGCAGCAGGATATATCGCAACAGCGATGGATCAAGATGCAATGCAAAGACAGATGTTTAACAAACTTATTGATGGTAATGACTTTCAAACACTCAATAAACTAATGGACGATATTGCGACACAAGATACAATATATGGTGATGTTGCAAGAGAAGTTGTAAGAGAAGGTCGTATTGATATTGCTGATGATGCAATCAGAACAAACCTTGGTGCAAGAGCCGTATCACCTGATGGTGGTTTAGGTCGTTTAGAAAAAGGTGGTGCAACCGTTGATCAACTTACAGGTAGAGCAGCAGAAAGATTGGCCAAGTTTAACATCGAAGATTACATTGCATTTACAGATCGTATGTCAATACAAAAAGAAGTATTGAAAGCAGAACTACCTGTACTCAACAATGCAGTTCAAAGATTGTATACAGCACCAATGAGTGAAATACTACCAGAACTACCTGCAGGTAAGATGTTGAGGAGAGATCCTGAATACAAAAGAATATATGACAAACTATTCTTTGAGTCGAATGGTGGCCAAGGCCCGTTAAGTGGTCAAAAGATTACAGACATACTGACACCTGATGAACAGCTATATCTACAAAATCGTTTCTCAGAAGATTTTATGATGAAAGAACTGGGTAAGAAAGATATCAGAGGTATGGCATTCTATCAAACAAGAAAAGACACAGCAAGAACGATGCTACCAGATGAGCTTAGATCAGAAGCAGGTGCACGACCACTTGGATCAGATACAGTTGAAAGAGCAACAAGAGGTCAAAACATTCTTGTTGGTGTGCCACAAGATACGACAAATAGATTATTAGCACCACTAGTTGATGAAGGTATCGGCCCATCACAAGCTGTAAACTTGGTACAGAGTGGTGCTAAATATATGGCAACCATCAATCCATTTTCAGCAGCAAAGAAAGTTGCAGAAACAAGTGAAGAAGTAGCAAAACTAGCACCATCTTTGGCAGCAAAAACAGAAAGTAGAGCAGTAAACAGAGCACTAGAACAGGCAAACCAGTCAGTCGTACGACTAGAACGTGCATTACCAGAAGCAATGAAAAGATATGGTAAGTACGCAGAAGATGCTGATGATGCAATCACTGCTATGTATATTGGATCACTCAATGGTGATGATGCGACCAGAATACTTAGAATGACTGATGATGCTGCTGAAGCATTCATAAAAAACAAAGGTGATGCAATAAATCCAGGTATGGTTGACTTGGATGATGTGATGCAGATTATGAAAGGTGTGTATCCATCAATGACCGCAACAGACGAAGCATTAATACGATCAAAGTTTCTGATCAACGATCCGAAGAAAAATCCATACTTCAATATGCTATCAGATCTGAGTGAAGAAGGTATCGAACAGATGGCTGCTGTCACCGGTAGATCTGGTGTGGATTTTGTTGACTTTACTGTAGAAACAGCAGAAACAATAGCGATGGATATTGCTAGAGATTTTCCACGACTAGTTGATGATATGGTTGGTGTACCAATAGCAGGAACAGGTATCAAACAACCTGGTAAAACTGCACCAGATGTTGCAAAAGTAATGTTGGCCATCGCAGGTAATAACTCAGCAAAAGCAAGAGTGGTAGAAGTGGCAAGAAGAGAACTGTCACCACTATCAGTACCTATCAACTACTACAATCCAAAAGCAGAGAAGTTTATATTCGATGAAGCACAAACATATCTACAAACAGGTGTCATACCTGATAGAGCATATCTTACTTCAAAAGCACCAGATACACTAGATGTTGTAAATGACTTACGTCGACGCATAGATCCACCAACACCTGGTTTTGAAACTAGACAGGTAAGAGTTGATCAGTTGCAAAATGACATTATCGATGTTGCCAACCAAATGAAAGCAAGAGGTTTGGAGATTGGAATGACACCAGCACAGGTTGCAAAACAAGTACAGAATAATGTTGAAGAAGTTTTGAGTGGTCAAGGACAACAAATCGTTGGTGTTGGTACAAGAAAAGAACTGACAGAACTTAACAAACTTTTTACAGAACCAGACAGTTTCAGAGCAATCAGTAGTAATGCTGAAGAACTGGCAAAGACAAATCCAGGTTTGTTGAACTGGACAATGAGAACAATGGGTATGTCAGCCGGCGATATAAGAAGATCGTTTGTATCTGGTCAACTTGGTGGTAAATACATTCCAAATGCAAGATATGTCGTAGAAAACGCTGTG